TTTATCCTATAGAAGATATTGACCCATCCAATATTGATGACTGGTTACTTATACACAACCAGATGCACGAATCTTTAGCAACAATATTGGTTTTAGATAATCCGTTTCAACTATTAGACGCTGATATAAACAAAGAAGAAGATTTCTATGACTGGCTGGGGGTGCATCAAGATATACATACTCAAATAGCAAATGCGTTAGGAGTTAACTAATGGCAGCACCAGCAAGAGTCCTTGAAGGCGACAATATAGACCAACAGGCAGCCCAACTGCCACAAGAAATATCTCACTGGCAAAAGAGCAGTGACGGGAATATGTATTTGATTGATGATAAAACTGGAGCAGTTTTAGATACTCAATCAGGTGGAGGTTTTTTAAATCAAGTTCTTAACAACCCCGATGTTGTAGTCGCAATAGCTGCAGCTGCTGCAATACCCGGCATGGCAGAGGCTTTAGGTCCTTCTATCGCTTCTGCTTTAAACGTTTCTACTGCACTTGGAAATACTATTGCTGGAGCTACTTTGCAAGCAGGAGTGCAAGTGGCTGCGGGTGTTCCTGTTGACACTGCGATAAAAAATGCTGCTATCTCTACCGTTGTAAGCACAGGGGCTAATGATGCAGCAACATCTCTTATCTCTCAAGGAAACAATCCTGCTGCGGTAAATTCCATAACTTCTGGTGTAGCAGGTGCGGTACAAACTGCTGCCAACGGTGGCAACGTTTCTCAGATTCTTGAAAACGCTGGAGCTGGAGCTGCTGCTTCTTTGTCAGGAACTATTGCACAAAATGTAGGAGTAAGTCCTACTATGTCAAATGTAGTAGGAGGGACGGTTGGAGGTGCATTGCAAGCAGGTGGCGGGGCGATGGGTGCTGCTATTGGAGCAATTACAGGACTTGAAAAAGGAGTAATACCGCCTAATAGTGTTGCTGTTACTTTGCCAGATGGCTCAACAGGATACATGACAAACACAGGAGTTGTGTATAACAAAGACGGAACTATTAACCAAGGTTCTAGTGTTATACCAACACCAGGTGCACCTATTGAGATTGCAAATCAAATTAATAGTTTGCCTGTTAATCAAGGAGAAGTTCCTGTAACTGTTATCCAAGACATTCAGACAGCAGGTCCTGGTGGTGCACCTCCTCCTTTAGAGCCAGGCAGAATCAATATACAAAATGGTCAGTCATTTTTTACTTATTTAGAAGATGGAACATTAAAAAACATACCTGTATCTTTTACAGATTCGGGAAGAATGATTGCCAATTCTTTAACAGATGAAGCAATACTTCTGCAACAAGCTCAGAAATATGGCGTAAGCGGATTAAATTTATCGCAAAGTTTTTTAGATTATCTTGGTCAAGTTGCTGAGTCTCAGTACGGTGATATTGTTAAAAAAGTTTTAGGTCCTGGTTATATTACTCAAGCAGAAGGTGATGCGTTACTAGGCGGTTATAAACCAGAACAATTAAGTCAAATTGCACAACAAGCTAGTGAAGCAAATGCAGCAACTGACGCTACTGAACAAGCATCTAAACTTTCTAACCTGGTAAAAAGTATTACTAGCGCATTTAATCCTTCTGCGTATATAGGATTTTTATCTGCATTGGGAGTAAATATACCTAGCACTTTAGGTTTGGGTATTAGAGCAGGTTTATTTAGTTCAGATTTAAATTCTGGAGAAGACGCTCAACTTGCTCAAATTCTTAAAAATGCCGGTGTTTCAGGACCTTTTGACCCAGGAACGGGTAATGGTTGGGATTCCTCAACAGGATTAAATCCTAATATCCCTAATTATCAATTGCCAGATGTGACTGTTTCAGCAAGTCGCAATCAATACGTTATTGGCAACATTGACCCAGCAACAAACATTGCTCTATTAGTTGATTACAAAGGCAATACAACAATTGCCCAAGTTCCTCAAGGAAGCAATAAAGGCGACACAGTAGATTTTACTGACAAACAAAATCCAATAAATATTACTCAAAACCCTCCTTCACAAACTACAAAAACAAAGACGGATGCTAATATTTATCCAGGTTCTGTTTTACAACCTAAACAAACAACAGACCCAACGTTGCAACCTGCAACAGAAACAACGTTGCAGCCTGCAACACAATCAACAAATGCGTTGCCTCAAAACCTCACTCCTTCATCTCCTGGATACGGCTATTCACCCGCAAGTTTTAATGCGCCAGAAGTTTCTGCACCAGGTAAACCAGTAATTCCTGGTTCTACAACTCCCACAACTCAGGAAATACCAGTTGGACCAAAAAGCGAAGGTTCTTATGGTTCTACTTCCGCAGCCCCTTATGACCCTAATCTTTTTATATATGGAAATGCTCCAAAGGGATTAGGAACTATTCCGCAAGTGCTTCCTTTGGGAACTCAAGCCATATCTGGTCAGACACAAGGCACAAGTGGTGTTGCGGGTCAAGTCTCGGTAGAATCACCAGAGCCACAAAAGGCTGTTTGGAACACTCAATCATTAAAACTCAAATCGGATGCGGAACAACCAGGAAGTTCAAATTACGATAATTTGTCTACAGCATTAGGAATCTAAAATGGCAAAAACACTAAAAGACTTATCAAGATTTGGCACAGATGTGCGCCAAATAGCCAAATTATTGCAAAAGAAAGCTCCTCCAGGGCATAAATTAGCCTATATTAATGAGGAAGAAGCCGCTATTTTGAAGGCTAGAGGAGGCTCTGGACGCATTACTCCAGAAGGTATTCCGTCTTATGAAGACACTTATTATTCAGACCCGACTAGCGCACAAGGTATGCAACCAGTCTCAGGTGTACCTGCTCCATCTGATAATCAGCTTCCAGCAGAAACATTTCCTAGTGAGACACCAACTCCGCCCCCAGTAGAAACAATTACCCCTACTGGCAACGTGGATAATGTGCCTTTGCAAGAGCCGGTAAAGGTTCAAGGAGGAACAACTGGGACTATTCCGACAGTAAATGTTCCTGCACCTCCTGAAGATTTAACACCTTCTACACGTTTTTCTGCAATAACTCCTCCAAGTCAACAATTGACACCAGGAGCAGAAGCTGTTGCACCTACAGGAGAAAAACCTACAAAACCAACAGACCAGTCTAGTTTATCTAAATATCTGACTAGCCCAGAGTTTGCGGTTCGTGGAGCTAGTGGACTTGCACAAGCTCTTATTGCTGCTAATCAGGCAAATAAAGCTAGACAGTCTGCACAGCAAGCAAAAACAGAAACACAAGCGTTAGCCACACCTTATCAACAACAAGGTCAGCAACTACAACAGGCTGCTCAACGTGGAGAACTTACTTCACAAGGTCAACAAGCTATTCAGGCAGCACAAGCACAGGCAGCACAGTCTATATCAAACAGAGGCGGTGTAGGCGGTATGCAAGCCACACAACAAATAGAAAACATGCGTCAGAGCCTGTTACAGAACCAAATGAATCTTGGATTGCAATTGCAACAAGTTGGCGATAAGATTGCTCAAGGAGCTATACAAGCTGGTGTACAGGCTGACCAATACATCAACACACTTACGTCTAATTACGCTGCAAATATAGCTAGAACGGTAGCGGGTGTAGCTCCAGCTACTACGACAACCACTGCGGGGAATCCAAAATGATTGCAACATCAGACGTATTAGCGGGTACACCTTTTAGCATTAATACTTTGCCTATTAAGGCTAGTCCTACGCCTAAACCTGCCCCTGCACCAACAACTGCTCCTGATTTAGAAGCTCAAGAATTAGAGGCGTATAAACAAAAAGGTCAATTAGCAGAACTTAAAGATGAGGCAGTTCTTAAAAAAGAAAAAGAAACGGCAGAAGCTCAAGCTAAAACAACTGCAGATTACGCTAAAGCCGTAACAGAAGACCCAACTCGTAAATTGTTAGGCGAGAAAGTAAAAGAACGTGCAGATACTACTTTTGTGCCAACAAAAGAAACTGCTGCAGATATGGGTCTGTTGTTTACTTTAACTAATATTGTTGGATTTATGATTGGTGGCAAAAGCAAAGGTAATGCTCAACAAGCCATGTCTGCTATGAACGGGATGCTAGAAGGTCATCAAAAAGGCAGAGAAGACTTGTACAAAAAAGAAAAGGCTATCTTTGAAGAGAATACTAAAGCTCTTGACAAGACTATAGAGGCGTTGGATAGACAGTTTAAAGAAGCCATGCAGATATATGCCGTAGATAAAGAAGCGGGTATGGCAAAGGCACAATCTGCTATTGCGGAACACAACGCAACATTCTTAGGTGATGCTCTTAAAAAGAATGGTTTAGCTTATTCTGCTGATTTACTTGCAAAGGCTGTTGCCCAGAAAGATAAAAAAGAATTGGCTATGCAAAAGCTAAAACAAAGAGAAGAAGACATAAAAAGGCAAGAACGTCAACACAGAGAGAATATTGCATTAAGAGAAAGAGAAGTTGCATTAAGAGAAAAAACTGCGGAAGGAAAATTATTAAAGTCAACAGATGATGTGCAAGCTGATTTGCAAGCTAGAGGAGTTAATATTGCCTCCGCTAAAGACAGGGCAGAAGTTGCAAAAGTTGTTTCTTCTATGGCTGAATTAAATTCATTAAGAAATGACGTTATCAACAATCCTAATCTTATTGGTAGACAAGGACAAATTCAACAATTTACAGACAGATACATAAAGTCATTAAAAGGGGAAGCCCCTCCTTTAGATGAATCAAAAGTTGCACAAGCAGACCAAGAAGCATTGTTATTTTCTAAAAAATATGCTTCTATGCTCACACGTTATGAACAAGCGTTGGCTGGTGGTTCTCGTGGATTTACTGTTGCATTTCAGAAACGTTTTAACGATTTGTTATCTCAAAATCAATTTAATGCTCCGTCAATTACAAGATTGTTTGATGATATGTCTCACGAAATTGCAGCAGGAGCTAGACAAAAAAGTAATAAATTAACTTATGGAACATTGGAAGACATGGCAACCAACTTCCAAAGCGGGTTAGAAGAACCAAGAACAACAACAGCTCTAGCGCAACCATCAGAGAAAACAATTCCTACGGAAGCGGATAGAGAAAGAGGTCGGTCTAGCGAATCTTCTCGGCAAAACTTTATTAGACATTTTGGAGTAGAACCATAATGGCTGACTTTGACTGGGATAAACCCGAAACAAAACAAACATCAGATTTTTCTTGGGATAAACCTGAGTCAAAAATACCTACTGGTTCAGACCGAACTGTTCCATTAAAAGGAGAGTTGGCAGGAGAGCCTAAGTTTTTAGAAAAGGCTGCTATGTATGCTTCAGCCGTTCCTGCAGGTGGATTGGTTGCAGGAGGGTTAAAAGCTGCATCGGCAGGAACTCGTTTTGCACCTTACGCTGCTCAACTTGCTGAGACTTTAATTCCTAAAAGTTTAGGTGCTTTAACAAAAGCTACGGCAGGAGCTGGGGCTGTAGGAGCTGGAGCAGAGGGAGCTAGGGCTTTATCTGCACAACAAGGTGCGTCTCCGCAAACTCAAGAGTTAGTTGAAATGGGTACAGGATTAGGTCTTAGTGGACTGGGAAGTATTCCTGGATTGGTTAGAAGCGGAGCAAAATCTTTGTTAGGTATGCCTACTCAAACTGGAGAAACTATTGCTAGAGAGGCAGAGAAACTAGGATTTAAATTGTCTCCTGCGCAAGTGCGGGCAGAAGAACCTGTTGCGTCTAAGGGAGCTACTTTTGCTGCCGAAAAAAATCAAACTTTAGCAAACAAATTAGCTTCCAAAGGAACTGGAAAAGAAGTTAGTGAAATTGATTCTAAGTTTATTGGTGACAGATTGAAAGATTTGGGTGGTGATTTTGATGCTATATATAAAGGCAAAACTTTTAATATAGACAAATCTGCCATAGATGCTATTAAACAAATTAGCGACATGGAATCTCAATTACCAACTGCGGTAGGTATTTCTCCTGTTAAGCAAGTTGCGGATGACATTCTTAGAAATTATCAAGCATTAGCGACAAGACGTGGTGCTCAACCTAGCACTTTTAGTATTGATGGAGAGGCTTTGCAAAGATTAAGAAACGCATTGACTCAAAAGGCTAGAAGCACGTCAGCGACAAATGCAAGAGAAATTTATAACTTGGTTGATTCTGTTGACGAGTCTGTAGCAAGGAATCATCCCAATGTAGCTGAAAAGCTAAGTGAATTAAGACCGCAATATAGAAATGCCATTATCTTAGAAGACTTGTACAAGCAAGGCGGTATTCATCAAGGCAATATTAGCTTAGATAGGCTAGGAAATATGCTTAGAACAGACAGAGGTGTTGTTAGACGTAGTGAAAAAGATATTGATAAATTAGGTGAAATTGGTCGAGAAATGCAATTAAAAGCCATGTGGGAGCAATCTGGTTCACGCACTACACCTGGAACAGATGTTCTGAAATCCGCATTAGGCACTGGTTTAGGCATGGGAGCAACTGGACTAGGATTAAGAAGCCAGTCTGCTCGTGCTCTACAGCGTAAATTAACTCAGCCTGTGGCAGAAGGTACTTCGATTGCTGCTCCTGCCGTAGTTTCTTCAGTTGTTGGTCAACGTAAACGCAAGGAGAATAAAGATGCCACTCAAGAAAGGTAAAGCCCGTGAAATCATTTCAAAAAACATTAGCAAACTCACAAAAGATGGTGGTCGCCCCCGTAAACAAATTATTGCTATCGCTTTGTCAACGGCTCGTAAATCCAAAAAGCAACCTAAAAGAAAAAGCAAAAGAAGCAGTTAATTTAGGATTTAAATTATGAGCGACAAAAAACCTAATCTTTCTGTTGGCAGGGGTGAAAAGCAGTCTGTTTCCAAGGGTGGTGGACTTACCGCCAAAGGCAGAGCTAAGTACAACAAGGCTACTGGGAGCAATTTAAAAGCTCCACAAAAGTCTGGACCACGCCATAAATCATTTTGTGCCAGGTCTAAGAGCTGGTCTGGAGAGCGTGGAAAAGCGGCTAGACGTAGATGGGGTTGCAGATGAGCAAGAAAAAAGCCGATAAGGGAATCAATCCAGAGCTTGAGAAGGCTATTTCTGAACTTCTTAAGTCTACTATGATTGACCCAACTGCCTCACTCACTGACAAAACAAAGATTATTGACCGGGCACTCAAGCTAGAGGCGTTGAAAGCTAAGTTTTCTGATGATGAATGGGGCGCAGGTTTCCTCATGGATGAAGATGAAGACGATAAATAGATTTGATGATATGATTATAACCTTTCAAGATAAAGGGGTAAATTATGGATTCAATAGCATTAATACGTCTAGCATTAGAGGTCATCTCAGACAGGCTTATCACGATTTTGGCTCTAGGCATGAGTTGTGGTCTAGCTTGTTACACGATGTGGGCAGGGGATTGGACAAGGGTAGTGACATTAGGTATATTCGTAGTATTCAGTTATCTGGTAGTAACCAACAAGGAGAGAAGTAATGCCAAGCAGCAACAGACAAAATCAGTGGACGAATAAAAATTCGTACGAAAATGGAAACATGGCTAACTCTAAACACCAGAGACCCCATGAAGTCAATCAACAAATAGCAAAATCTACTAGACCTCAACTTCCTAGAGATGGAACTATGGGTGCAGAGCGTTGGACTCCTGGCACTTTGCCAAAAGGAGGATTTCGTTCTGTGTTTGATTTTTCCGGAACTCCTAGTTATGACACTAAAAAATCACCTACATCTGGTGCTGGTAAGAAGGTGTACTAATGGCTAATAATATTCCTTTTCAAAGTATGGGAAAGACGTACAAGGCTAATGCTACTACGTCTACTCAAACCATAACAATTACACCAGATAGTCCCTGCAACCAAATATGCGTTGCTAATCATCAGCCTACTGGTGCTACTGGTTATCCTGTTTATTTTAATGTTAGTGCAAACGCATCAATAACTTGCACAGCTCCAGCAAACGGTTCTCCGCAATACGCTTTAGTATCTGTACCAGGAACAATTAAAGTGTTTACCGTACCATACCAATTTAGCCCGTCTAATCCTTTGTATATTGCTTTTATTGGTGAGTCAGCTTCAGAGTGCTACTTTACTCCTGGAGAGGGTTTATAGACCCGTTTACGTTAGCGATGATGGCGTTCTCTGCTGTAAAAAGCGGAGTTGCTGCCTATAAAGAAATTAAATCTACGGGCGGTGAAGTCGTCAAGATTGTTAATGAGTTAGGTGACGCTTTAGGTTCTTTTTTTGACCATCAAGACAAAGCAATAAAAGCAGATGTTGAGTTAAAGAAGAATCCACCTAAAGGCAAATCTCTGCAAGCTATTGCGCTTGAGAATGTACTGCGTAGAAAACAATTAGAACAAGCAGAATACGATTTGAGACAAATGTTGGTATATGAAGCTCCACCAGAGCTGGGCGCAGTATACAGTGAGTTTATAGAAGAAAGGTCAAGACTCATTTTAGAGCAAGCCCGTTTAGACAAAGAAGAAAAAAAAAGGAACAACTCAGGATACACCAAAGGCGTATTCGGGCGGGGCAATTTAAAGTGGGAGTCGCAATCTGTATTGCTGTTTTTGTCGTTGCGTTTACCATTGGCGGTTTGATGTACCAGATACATCTTTGGACAGAAGAGCGAAAGAAAGAAGAACGTTGGTATATTAAGTTCCACAGGACTTTTGAAGAAAATCCTAAAGAACTAGAGTGTTTTAAAATCTTTAGAGAGACTGGTTATTTACCTAAATTTTGTGAGGATTAACATGGATTGGCTAAAAACTATCGCACCAACTATTGCCACTGCTCTTGGTGGACCATTTGGCGGTCTTGCCTATGAAGCAGTATCTAAAGTTTTAGGTGTATCACAAGATGATGCACAAAAGATGCTTTCAGATGGCAAATTAACTGCTGAACAAATAGCATCTGTGCAACAAGCTGAAATTGCTTTAAAAGCAAAAGCGCAGGAACTGGGGTTGGACTTCGAGCAACTGGCGGTAGCAGACAGAAAGTCAGCCAGAGATATGCAGCAAAGTACACACTCATTTATTCCACCCGTCCTCGCTATATTGGTCACCGTAGGGTTTTTTGGTATATTGGTAGGATTGATGATGGAAACGTTCAAAACATCAGACGCACTACTTTTAATGCTCGGTAGTTTAGGAACTGCTTGGACAGCCATCATGTCTTTTTACTTTGGTAGCTCTGCAGGTTCACAAGCCAAGGATGCAATGCTTCACAACTCAACACCATCGGAGAAAAAATGATTAACTCAAGAGACTTAAATGAATTACTTCCAGAAGTTAAAACAAAGGTCGAAAACTTCATTGCCTTATGTAAAGATGCTGGAATTGACTTACTCATTACATCAACTTACAGAGATAACGAAAGCCAAGCTAGTCTCTATGCTCAAGGTCGCACTGCACCTGGCAAAATTGTTACTAACGCTAATGCTGGAGATAGCTATCATAACTATCGTTGCGCTGTTGATGTTGTACCCCTGGTAGATGGCAAACCAGACTGGGACGGCAGCCATCCAGTATGGCAAAAGGTTGGTGAGCTGGGTGAACAGGCAGGACTAGAGTGGGCAGGTAAGTGGGTTCACTTTAAAGAGCTTGCTCACTTCCAATACGCTGGAGGATTAACCATAGCTCAGTTAAAAGAAGGAACACAAATTGTCTAGTACACCTAAAGCAAAACGTGGTCTCTACTACAACATTAATAAGAGAAGAAAACTAGGATTACCTGCAAAACGTCCTGGTCAAGCAGGTTACCCAACAGCAAAAGCATTTCGCATGGCAAAACGCACTGCCAAAAAACGATAATTTCTCAAAACGGATTTGACCGCCCACCCACCAGAAAATTTCGATTTTCCAATTACCAGGCGTTAGAATTAAGCAATTTGTGTAATATTGTGGGGTTTTCTTGTAAGCAATAAGCTAACATTGAGAATCCTGAAAACTTTTGCAAGTTATTTACGTTGCCAAAATATATCTTTTTTGACTTCGCTAATGCGATTAAATCGGTCAAAACGTCTAAATTCATTTGATATTGGTCTTCATGGTGCATGTGATGCAGCGGTGAGCCATCATTATCTTTAAAAGTAGACAGTCTAATGATTTCATTATCTGGCAACCATTTTTTAGCTTCGTCAAACATTTTAAAGTCATCACTGCACAAGACTATTTTTTTACCTTTTACCTCTTCCTTCATTTTTGTAAACAGATACTGGTAATCCATTTTGTAATCTGTGTTTCTGATGTGCAAACCCACATAAGAACCTAAATTCTTGATTTTGTTTTTAATGTATTCTTGAACTTCTGGTTTGAAAACCAAGCCATCTAAACAAAATATAGATAAAAACTCGCCTTCCCAGCACTGTTCGTGAACAAGCACTTCTTCTGTATATTCTGCGTTGTGATTAAAAGTTAACTTTCTTTTACTAACTTCTTCTATGAAGTTACTGTGCATAGAGCTGTATTTAGAAATGTAAGAATCTAGTTCACCTGCAACAGCTGACGGATGGCAAGTTAAATTGTTAAGTTCGTTATATTTAGGCATAGCCTTGATAACAGCAGGTAGTCTGGTATCAAAGTATTTCCAAAAATTGTCGTGTAGCCCTGAATCTGTGGAATCTATAAGTAAATATCTATTGTGTTTTTCTGCGTAACGCCAACATTTTTCTACTTCACAAAGAATGTCGTTTAATCCGCCTCTAGGTTTACAAAGAACGTATTTCATGGTCTTTTCCAAAAAAATTGATAATCCATAAGAATAGGTTGAATACCAACCACTCCCAACCACTGGTAAATTGC